AACTTGCTATGCTATTTGATAAAGTTATAGAAGTTGCTCAAGAATTTGCTGGGTCTGGTCCTGTTGAAGGACCGGGTTCGGGAATCTCCGACAGTATACCTGCGAGGTTATCTGATGGAGAATTTGTCTTTACTGCAAAAGCTGTAGAAGAAATCGGAGCTGATAAACTAATGGCTATGATGAAAGATGCAGAAATGAAAGCAGATAAAAGACAACAAGCTTACGATGGTGGACTAATGAATGGAGAACTTGAAAAAGTTGTTCAGACAGAAACTCGTATTACTAAACCTGCTGATACTATGTCTCCAGCTCTAGGAGCTTCGGAAGATGATTTAATTCAGGAAGAAGTAACACGAAATATGTTAGACCCAAGAGTTCAACACGTAAGAAGCTAAAAAGCGATAAGGCTACCCAAAGACGTCATAGGCACCTTATCATTTTAATAACCGAAAGGCTACCTTTACAAGACAAGCCCTGCACAGTCGACAAATGCAGCTACCTTGTTAAACGAAGCCCTGAGTAGGAGAATAGAATATGACTACAAACGTAAAAGAGGAAATGCCAAATCCTTACAATTATAAAAAAACTTGGCACAAAGGCGATGATAAACCTTTTAAATCTGCAGACGATGGTTTGTTTTTTGAAGAGCCTCAAAATAAGCTCTATAAAAGTAACGACATAACTGAAGTGGAAGCTGAAGGAAGTGTTAATACTGAAGAACTGGAAACTAAAAAGGATACTCCTTATAAGAAACCAGATTACAAAAAACGCTATGATGATTTAAAAAGACATTATGACTCTAAATTAAATGAGTTTAAAAGTAGAGAACAGGAACTTATAGAAGAAGCTACTAAAAATAGAACTGAATATAAAGCTCCTAAATCTGCAGAAGAACTTGAAGAATTTAAGAATCAATATCCTGATGTTTATGAAGTTGTAGAAACAGTTGCACATTTACAATCGGAGACTAAAGCAAAAGTTCTAGAAGAACGCCTTAGTAAACTTCAAGAAAGAGAGCAACAGTTAGTACGACAAGATGCAGAAAAAAGGTTAATGGCAAAACATCCTGATTTTGAAGATATTAAAAACAGTGATGATTTCCATGGATGGGCAAAAGAACAGCCTAAGTCTATTCAAGATTGGATATACAATAATGCTGACGATGCCGATTTAGCCTCACGTGCTTTAGATTTATTTAAGAAAGATTTTGGTATTGAACCTACAAAAGTTAAGTCATCTTCTAAAAAGACTGGACAATCTGCTGCTGACATGGTATCTACAAAAACAACAAGTGTAGAACCAAAGCAAAAGAAAGTATGGTCTGAAAAGGAGATTGCTGCTATGAGCATAGATGAATTTGATAGATACGAAAATGAAATATCAGATGCTATGCAAGAAGGCAGAATCGTAAAATAAACTATAATTAACTTAAAGGAGAATGTATCATGGCTCAATATTTTGAACCTTCAACCGATACCGATGCTAACTTTGCTAACTCCGTAAGTGGACAGGCTAATAGTTTTTTCCTACCTTCGATATACTCTAAAAAGGTTCTAAACTTTTTTAGAAAAGCATCGGTTGTAGAAGCTATTACAAACACCGACTATGCTGGTGAGATTTCTGCTTATGGAGACTCAGTAAAGATTATCAAAGAACCAGTAATCTCTGTGTCTGACTACACAAGAGGTTCTGATACTACACAAACTAAATTAACTGATGCTGAAATATCATTAGTTGTTGATAGTGCTAAAGCTTTCAAATTCATCGTAGATGATATTGAAACAAATATGTCACATGTAAACTTTAAAGAAGTAGCTTCAAGTTCTGCAGCTTACGCTTTAAAAGATTCATATGATGCTGCTGTACTTAAAACAATGTTTGATAATGTTTCAACATCAAACCCTGACCATCAGTTAGGTACGGACAATGCTACTGATATAGCTGCTGGAACTTTTGATGGTACTGGTAACTTAGACATAGGTTTTGCTTCTGGTGAACATGACCCATTAGACGTTATGGCTAGAATGGCAAGACTTTTGGATGAGCAAAACGTACCAGAAGAAAACAGATGGTTCGTTGCTGGTCCTGACTTCTACGAAGTTCTAGGTCAAGCTTCTTCTAAATTGTTATCTGTAGACTTCAACGCAGGTCAAGGTTCAATTAGAAATGGTTTAGTATCAAGTGGAAAATTAAGAGGATTTGATATGTATAAATCTAATAACATTGAAGCAACATCTAATGCTGCTGGTAAATGTATGGGTGGTCATATCTCATCTACTGCAACTGCTAATACAATTTTATCAACTGAAGTAATTAGAGACCC